CCCTGGCGGTGTCGTAGATGCGCGGTAGCATGTCCACCACCACGCGGCCCAACTGCTCTAGGCTGCGGTGCAGGTTATCCGGGTAGTGGAAGGTTGCGGTGTCTCCCTCGCGCTGATCCTGCATCTTTGCGCGGCCGCTGACGGCGTTGGACGGGGCGCCAAGGTTCGATTTGTACATCCCGATGCTTGCTTGGATGTCGTTGATAGCGATCTGGGCGCCCTGCAAGAAGGCGGTCGGGATGATGGGAGGCGGAAGGCGAGACGGGGCCGGAATCGGGTTTCCGAGTTCGTCCACGTGGTTGTAGGGCAGGTAGGCCGCGTTGCTGCGGTTGGCGCTGGCCCATTCGTCCTCGTAACCATCAACAGCATCGGCAGGCAACAGATACGGCGCCTTGGGCTGTAGCGCCACGCTCTCAATGTAGGCGGTTCTCTCGTAGTTGTACGCTTGCTGGCCGTGGCGCATCTTGCGCGGCATGCCGCACAGGTGGCGCTTGCCTTCCAGCCATAGCTCATCGCCAATGACGGGGATGATGCCGATATACTTGCTCGGGAACTCCGTTTCTTCCAGGATTTCAGAGCCGTTGAGCTTCAGCCAGCGGACCTTCTTGATTTCCTTTTTGTAGGTGCTGGTTACAGACGGCGAGTAGCCGATCTGCTGCGCCAGCTTCCAGTATTCGTCTTCCGTCAGGCTCAACCGCTGGCCGTCGGCCTCGCAGACGATTCTGTTTTCATTCTCCGTCTCGATTATTTGGAATTCACAGATGCGCAGTGCGTCCTCCCGATACCAAGACCCGGACGTTTCCCAACCTGTTTCGTCCGCCTTTGGCCACCGCTTTTTGAAGGCCCTGCGGCTCATGTCGGATTCGATGAATCCGAAGGTAGCGTCGCTTCCATCCGGTTCGGTCGAATCCGCGTCCAGGGTGACGGACAGCGAATCCACCACGCGGCTGATGATGATGTCCTGGGTGTTCATCGCTGGGTCAATCACACGCGGGCGAACGATAATCCAACCCACCCCGGTGCGTGCCGCCATGTCCAGGGCGGTATCGTAGGCGATACCGGCACGCGAGATGTACTCGATATGCCGAACCATGCCTTCTATGACTTTGGCGGTCTTTGCGCTGGCCTTGCCGTCGCCTGGAATGACGTTGATGCTGGGCTTGTTTTGACGGCCGTCGTTGACTACCTGGGCGATATATTGATTTGTCTGGTCGAAGACCATGCAGGGTCTCTCCCCCCCCTTGGCGTTCTTGCGCAACTGCTGCACATCATCCGGCCACTGTTGCGGATTCGCAGGATTGGAAAACTGCAAATCCTCCCGCATGCGCAAATGCTGATCCGACCAGTGTTCACGGGTCTCTTCAAACAATTCGCGGATTTCTTTGGCGGTAAGCGGCATGTATCTCCATACGCCTCGCGGCGTTGATCGGTGGTGCTACGGGTCTCTCGACGTTACGGGCTATATAGCACAATTTTATGCTGATGTCAATATTTATCCTGCCATCCATCCGCCAGTATTAGGTGGCATTGCGGATTCTTCGCGCTTCTCTCGCTTCTTCGCCACCTGAGCCCGGCGTACCGCCTCTCCAGCATAGCGCAGGGCGTCGATAACGTGGTTGTCCTTGTCTTCCAGTTCCGGCAATACCTGGTTCGTCAGCCGATCCCGCTTGTATCGGTACAGGCTCAACTCGTCGATCAGGTGCTTGCATCGCGGGTGGACGATGATATCGAACGACTTGAGCCACTCGACGCCCTCGTTGAGCGAGCCAGGCCCCTTGACCGCGCTCATGATGCGCGGAAAGCCATGTCGCTGCATGTAGCTCACCGTCTCCGGCCTGGCCGAGTCTGCCGTGATGGGCCAGCGCTCGGCTTCCGGAACGCTCATGAACAGGTCGGGCAGGCGGTCGATCTCGCAGCCCACCATGTAGGCCTCATAGTCCACCATCATGCGCCGGCCATCCAGCCAGGCGCGGACAAGGACGCTCGGGTCCGTCGCAAAGCCCCAGTCGGCCCCGAAGCGCAGGGTTACGCCAGGCGGCGTGTCGAATTCCTCGACGCGCCAGTTGCGGAACACGCGCGCTTCGCTGTGCTGCTGATACCCACCCAACCACACATGCGCGTATTTGTCCGGGTCACGGGCGCGGTCGAACTCCATCTCGTCGCGCAGCTCCTGGGTCAGCCACGGGTTATCCGCGTAGTTGGCTTCGACCACGACGCAGGATTTCGGGAGGTTCTGGCCGCGCAGCAGCTGGTCGATGGGGTCGGTCTCGCGCTCCGGGTTCCAGCTAAACCACATCTCGCTACCCTCGGCGCGCAGGGTTGGCCGGAGAAGCGTCAAGCTCTTGTCGCTGGCGTTTTGGGCCTCTTCAAACCATGCGCGCTGGAAACCTTCCAGTGATTTTATGCTGTCGGCCGTGTGGTTCTGCATGCCCTCGAAGATGATGTGACCGCCTCGCTTGGTCAGGATTCGTCTGTCCTGAACCTCGAACCAGTCGCCGGCGTTGAAGCGCTCGATCTTCTGTTCGAGTAACTTTTTGACCGAGAATTCCAGGGACTTGAGCGTCTCGCGCAAGCAGACATTATCGAGTTTGCGGGCGATGTTCTCCTCGATCATCAACTCCGCGAAGAAGTGGCTCTTTCCGCTTCCGCGCCCACCGTGCGCGCCCTTGTAGCGGGCAGGCTGCAGCAGTGGCGCAAATACCGGAGGGGTCTTGATACTCAGCTTCACGGCTTTGTGACGATTACCCGCTCAATCTCGGTGATGGCCTGGTTGTTGATCTGGATAGCGGTAGTCGCACCTTTCGGGCTGACCGTCTCAGCCGCTTCCCTGATCGTAGTTCCGCGCGCCTTAAAGTCGTTCTGGTCCCGGCACTCGGCAACCATAGCGGCCTGCACGTTCTGGATACTTGCGTGGCGCAGGTATTCGAGCCTCTGAACGGTCTTGTCCACAACATCGTTCACGGCGTTCACGACTTGTTCATTATTAGACTCAAGCGATTGTTTGTAAAGGATTCCGGCATTCACAACTGGCAGCATATCCTGCGGCACGCCCTTGCACAATTTGTTTACCAGACCAACGCTCACGCCGTGACGCTTGCGCAGCATTCCCTGGCTGTATTGCCCCGTGCGCCACTCTGCAATGATGGATTTGATTACGCCATCAGGGATTGCTATTCGTGCCATTCTCTCGCTCCAGTTCGCGCGCCGCGACTCATGACTCGCCCCTCAGCGCATCCAGGCACTCCCGCGCGCCCTCGGCGCGGTATCCGTCAGCGGGGTGGCTGGTACCCTGAGCATAGCGGGTACGCCGTTCGACGACCTCACCGCACAGATGGACAGCGACGGTATTGCTGGCCACTGCCTGCTGTGCCTGTCCGTCACGCACCCCGGCCGCGTATGCGCTCATTGCGAGGGCAATAGCGTCGGGGTGGCGCTCACCGCATTCCGTCGAATCGCGGTAGAGGCGGGTCTTGCGCCAGGAGATCATGATCAGTTGATAGCCAGAGTTCCGAGGTCGGCGCCCTGTGCCCAATTCGGACGGCGGCCCTTGCCGGTCCATGTGGCGCCGGTATTTGGGTCGCGGTATTTCGGCACACCGGCAACTCGCGCGGTCTTGGGCTCGCTTGTATTGCCGCCGCCGATGTCGTCGGCGGTGATGCCGAATTGGGTCATGATGCTCTTGATCTGGTCGATGGCGCCTGCCATTTCCTGCTTGCGGGCTTCTTTCGCCTGGCTGGCGAGTTCCTCAGATTGCTGCATGAGTTCGGCGTATGTGGCCATTTGGTACTCCTATTGGGTGTGTTCGGAATCCGCACTATACCACCTATTCAGATCAGAGCAAACTATTTCTATTCGATAGTACATTGGGATAGCTACCCTTCTGTACTACTTGTTTATCTTTGAATGATGTGTATACTGAAACTGTCAGACGGGCAACCCACCCCGCCACCCACCCCTGACAAGCCCGCCCGATGAGGGCCTGGCCGAACAAGCGCAACAGGTTGCTGCGCTGCGAAAAAAGCAACCTACTGAGTTCTTTGGCCGGATGGATACACTCCGGCCGGTGACCCCGCTATCGATAGATAGGTAGCGACGGCGGCGACCGCCTAACGTCGCGGCCTGGCGAGTAGCCGGGCAGGATACGGGCTGGAGTAGCAGCCCATCCAGCATAGCACCTCTTGCGGGGCGCTATGCTGGATCAACCCACAGGAGTAGATCATGAACATCCATCTGTCCAGAGATAATTATCGCGTATTCGGTGACCTAGTGCAGGTATGGGATGAAGATCCCAACTGGACGCCGTCTAAATTCCTCACCGAGTTTGATGAGTTTGGCGACGGTCATACCTACCCTGACCCGTATGAGTTTTCTTACTACGTTTGGCGGGACACGAAATATCGTGTTGGTGCGGTGGTTATTCTGTGCAGTAATGTTTCTCCCAATGCGATCAGAAACGGCCATGACAACCCGGTTTTCCGTCTGGTGTTTGACTGCCCTGATGGGATCCCAGGAAACAGCAACCGCAACATAAAGCGGTTCCACGGGTGGCGCGGCACTAACAACGATGTGAGCAATTACGCATACGGGATGCGCAAAATCATCAAAATCCGCACCATGAAGAACGGCGACATCGCGGTAACTGTCGGTCCCGACATCATGCCTGATGCCGACTAACCAATGAATTGGCATGCGGTACATACTGGCAAGGAGAATGAAATGGGTGAATTGAGTCGTAAATACATGTCTGACGCTGTAGATATTGACCGCTGCACCGTGGTCACCTACATATCGCGGGGCGCGATTGTGGGTTGCGGAATCGCGTTTCCAGGGAGCCTCATGACGCCGACACTGGCTGAGGTTCGCAAGTATTGGCCAGAAGCAATCGAGCGCCCAGGCATGGCGGCGCTTCAGCCGATGATGCTCACCCCTGGGCGTGAGTACACTCGCTATCAACACCCCTACGTGGACTATGCGCCGGCCGCCGCATTAGCTCACGCCGACGTTATTCCTGAATTGATCGCGGCAGCCGATGTAATATGTAAAGCTGAGGCGGTGGCGTATACCGAGGCGGAAGCGGTAAAAGCGGAAAAGCGTCGGGCGGACCGATACCGCAAGGCTTGCGGTACATACTGAGGAGACATCATGAACATCTACATCGCCATTACCCTGGCCTTCCTTGCCTGGGGCGGCCTGGCGCTCGTCCTGGGGATGTTCCTGGGGCGCGTGATCGCGTTCGGAAACCCGACTGAAACGGAGGCCGACAATGCCACGCGGAGGTAAGCGTTCCGGCGCAGGCCGGAAATCGGTGGACGGGGCGAAATCCCTGCGCCGGTATCAAGTTACTCTCGATTCGCGAACAGCCGATTACCTGCGCGAGGTGGGCGCTGGCTCATTGTCGCCCGGAATCCGGGCGGCAGTGCGCAGGCTCGACCAGACATGGGATGACGCGCTCATTATGGCACTGCGGCTGTACAGCGAGCCGGAAAGCACCATGGCGCCCGAAACGGTCGCGGTCATGGCCCGTTGGCGCCTGATTTGCGACCATCTACTAGGCGTCGTTCCTACTATTTTGCAAGGAGATTAGTACATGCCTCACATTCCTCGCATTCTCCGGCCAGTCTGGCCTACGCCAGATCAGTTGGATAACGCCGTCGCCGCTGTCGTTTTCCTGGCCGCCCTGATCTACGCCCTGGGCGTTGCTTTCTGGGGCTGGTAGACAAAAAAAGCCCGGCAAGGGGGCCGGGCTGAAAGCGCGGATGACTCACACGCTAAGGAGTGTCTGGAGTATATCACCTTTCCATCTCGCGCGCCCACGCCCTGAATCCGTCGCGTATCTCGCGCAGTTCGTCGATGGTGTATTTTGCCTGATCATGCGGGCCTTCGAGCCAATCGACGGATGCCAGCCCTATCCTGGTGATCAACCCTATCCGGTACTCGATCAGGTTTCCGCTCAGGTGCGTATTGCATGGGGCACATTGGGCATGCACGTTGTCGGGGTGGAAACGGAGTTCCGGCGCTGCCTTCGTGGTCCGATAGTGGCCGGCATGTATCTGGCCCTGGTGCATCCTGCCGCAGGAGATACAGGGCATCCCATGGTCGCGCAGACGTATCCATCGATTGAATGCGGACTGGGCCTCAGCCATCCAATTCGCCCGCGACTTTAGCCCGTCTCGTGCCTGGCGTACCGCCGCGCGGTCGATCTTGGCTATCTTCTTAGCGCGTTTTGCACTTGCCATGTTGGCCAGGACGATGGCGCATTCCAGGCTGCACGCAGTTTGCAGCGGCTTGACCTTGATGAACTCCATGCCGCAGCATTTGCATTCTGGCGGCTTCATGCGGCTGCCCTCAGATGCTCATCAACCGCCGCGCAGACAGCCATGAATATGGAGCTGTTGGCGCGCTTCAGCAGCTTGTCGCCCAGGTCCACGCACTCGCGCATAGCAATCATCTCCGGGCCTGACAGGCCAAAGCGGTCAGTTGCAAAAAACCGCTTTCCAACTGAAACCATCGCCAGCCTTCCGTCCTCCATCACCACCCTGGTGATCGGGTCTGATCGCATCCGTAGCGCCATCTCTCCGGCCATGTTGGTGAACAAAACCAACGTGTTGTAGTGGTCGGCGTTTCCAGATCCGTGCTCGAAGGCCGCCAGGGCCATATGCACCGGGATCATGATCTTGTCGCGCTGGTCCGGCAAAATCATGTGGCCAGGCGCGTAACGGCGCTTGCGGGTGGGGCGCGTGCTCATACCGACCTCCCGTATTTCGGGTGTCGCATGTGCATCAAGCGACTCCGCTCCAGCCACGTGTGAGGGAGGTTGTTTTTTCCCATTTCCATGTGAATCCCCATCCAGCACGCAAACCGACCATTGTTTTTCGGCCCGCCACGATATTTCCATTGGGATATGTAACTCATAAAAACCCAACAATCCGGTCGATAATGTCGTCAAGTTCCGCGCGGCCCTTGTAGGTAGTCAGAACCTTGCCCAACAGCACGTCGGCGACGGCTGAGTAAAGTTGCGCGAACTCGGCTTCATCCATGTTCCCAAAGGCGATGCTTTTGGACTTAAGAATCATTCTCCCGGAAAGGTCGAACGTCTGGACGTAGTAGCCGGCCAGAATTGTCACGTCATCTCGAAACTGGTCGAAGTTTTTCTGCATCGAGATGCCCTTGTAGGTCTTGCGCTTGCGGGCCGGTTCCCATGCCTCAAATCCCAGGTTCAGGAGCGCGAAGAACTTACGGTGAAACCTCGGGTTGCGCGGAACGATCAGTTCCAGTTGCGCAATCTCGCCGGCGTCCATGCGGAACATGCGTTTCCAGAAACGATTCCACGCCTTCTTTTCGGTTTCTCCCACCCCGACATAGCAGGCCATCAGGAATCGTCGCACCACATCCAGATCAGCATCGGTGGGGACTGGAATATTTGTCCTGCAAATGGTGATGGCGTTCATTTTTCCACATCCAATTCATCTAGTGCTTTTTTTAGCTTATCACGGAGCTTGTCGTAATATTCCTTATCTAGTTCTATTTCCATTCCTTTGGTTGCCTCTTTCACTAATTCTGATTCTATCCAACCCCGTGCCTCGTCGCACATAATTGCGCCATCATCGCAAATAGAGATGTGATCGCCGGTGTGGAAGGTGCAATCATCACTTCCCTTTGTGGTTACATATCGTTTTCCTAATTGCATTTCGATCATGCTATCCCCTCTTCGATTTCGCCCAGGCTTCGACCTTCTCCACCGAGGCCATCCCATGCGCCTTCTGGTAGCTCACCAGGTAAGCCGCGTAATCCATGGGCGTGCAGGTGGCGACGTATCGCGCTAGGCATGATTTCCGCCAGGTCGTCGACCAGGTGCAGGCCGCGCTGTTGCAGGGTTTCGGGCCGCACATTATGGGTTTCTTCGGTCACTAGTCGACCCCCCAGCGAGTACCGCACGCACCTGGGCCATCCTATCCGCATCCGTAGGCGCATCGTCGGCGAATGTGCATCCAGGCTCACATTCCGTCAGACCCAGGCAGCACGGACAGGTTGCGTCAAACTCTAGCCAGGCCCGTAGCCGTTCATTGTCGGCTTGCAGAACAGATATTTGCTTTTCCATATTTGTCATATTCCACCCATTACCCGTTCAGCATCCGCGCGCCGATCCCGTGCCGCAAAATAGTCCGCTGCCCATTTTCGTGAGATGTAGGGCATCGACTCTCCGGATAGGACACGAGACAGCACTTTGTCCGGCCATAGAATGGTTGGCTTTTGGTTATCCACCAGATCCTGGATGGCGCGCAGCATGCGCTTTCCTTGCGGCGTAGCACCGCGCCAGTCCGACGGGCTGAAATTGCGATTCTGGCGGGCTTCCTGGTCGGCATTGGTTTCCAGTCGCCCGGTTCTGGCATCGTTGGCCTGTGTCCAGATGTCGCGTGGCGCTGGCGGTCTGCTGTTGCTTTGCGCCCAGTACCCGAGTGCCGCGAACACGTCGTTGTGATCCAGGTCACGGATCGTGGTCCACCATACCTGGGCCGCCGATGCGGTCAATTTCGGTTTTGAAAAAACTTCCATCAGCCCATTTACCTGGGAAAGGAATTCGATTTTGTCGCTGTCGTGCATCAATGCACCCCGCTGTAGTCAGGCTCTGACAATCCGCCCACCGTGGTCAAGTCATCTTCCCAGCGTCGTTGATTGATCCATGTAGCCGGGTTAGGTATGAACTGGCCGTTATCCTTCGACCATGCAGAGGAACACTTTTGAGCGTCCAGTGCATCCATTACCGCGTGTGCGTGTCCGTTGATTCTTGCCTTTGACCACGCTTTCTCGGCTGCACCCTTGCCGACCTTTTTTGGGTAGCTCGTCCAGAATTCCGCGAACTTGGCACCACCCCCATTGGGGGGTATGGGGGGTTTATGTTCTTTCTGGTTAGTGGTTAATGGTTCATGGTTAGGGTTATTTTGGGTTACGGTTGGGTTATCCGTAAGGAAACCCAAATTAACCCGTGGGTTATTTTTGCTTTGTTTTCCTGTACCTACAGGGCGCCCACCCATGCTTCCGTTGATCCTCTGCTTGCTCAAGTAGGCGTGGTACTTGGCGATTTCGATGTCACATCGCTCGTTTTTCCAGCCTGTTTCGGTGCGAATGAAGAACTCTTTTATGACGTTTTCGACGGTTTCAACGTCGATCCTAATCCTCTTGGAAACCCAAGATAACCCATGGGTTATCTCTTTTTCGGTGTCGTAGTAGAGATCGATTAGCCGTCGATACGCCAGGTCTTCAATTGGCGTGAGATGGGCTGTAGCGGCTGCGTAGTCGCTTATGTGGAACTGGTAGTAGTGCATGCCTAGACCACCTCATTCGTGAGGTCTGGTTCTGTGTGCGATGTCATTTGTAACCCCTGATTGGGTGGATTGGAGGTGTGAGGGGTAGAGCCTGAATCAGCAGGTACAGGGGTGGCCACCCTTTTCCCGCCTCACGGGGTGCTAGTGTAGCCCATCACGCCGGTTAAGCAAGTCTAATTTCAGCCCTCGCTCGCGTTCATCAAAAAAGCCCGCCTTGGTGTATTTCAACGGCATCCTTGATATTCTGGCAGGCAAGTTCCCAGTATTGCGGCTTTAATTCTGTCCCGACAAACCGCCTCCGGATGCCGTCATACCACCGCTTGCATCGCCCTTCCTGTGCGACGACAGCACCATCCGTTCTTCGATACGCCGTGTGGTGGCGCCCTGGTAGCCAGAGAGGTCCACCCGGTATCGTGCGATGCCATCCAGGCCAGAGGAATCCATAGGCAGTTTGTAATGCTTTGTGAGGCCGTTGCGAGGCAATTTTATTTTCTCAACTAACAGCGATCCAGATTTCGCCAGCCGGTCCAGCACCACAAGGAAATATTCACGAATAGACGAAGGGCAGTGTATTAGTAATTCTGACATCGTGGAAGGTCCATATTTCTGGATGTGGTGCTCGATAGCATTCCTTATTTTTGACGCCGTGTCTGGCGGGACTCGTTTTACACTGGTCATGTATTTTCTCCAATTACTAAAAGGGTGCCGGTGGCCAGATCTGATCCTGGCATGCGGTTGGGGATCACTCCGAATTAGCTCATGCCCAGGCAACCCCTACCCGTGCATTTTGCGTACCGCTCACGTCTAGCGCGTCAGCCCGCGCATTCACCGGCATTGATCTTGTGCTGCAATTATAGCCAATATACAGATTACACCGCATTATTGCGGCCTATGATGTGTTATGCACCGCCAATGCATGCGACTCGGCATCATGCGGCCACTCGATCACAACAGCGCGATATGCGTCGCGTCGATCAGGGATCGGCCAAGTGTCTGCATCAACAACCAGGTTGTGGTCATATGCCGCAGAAACAGCAGCCTCCTTGCTCGGCATTGCAATTACATCATCAGGCCCAGGTATCAATACTGCCCACAACATTTCATTCTCCTTTCGGTTGTCATGCATAACTCGCGCTTCAACCGGACTGGCGGAAAGCGCGATTCACTTCGTAGATGCCGGAGCACGCCGCCAGCCGGTTAAGCTAAACGTTGGGCGGCATCGGCCGCTCTCCTTCATAGGGTGTGTATTCCCAATATCCGCTTCCGTATTCATCATTCAGAGCATCCAGGCATTCGGGGTGCATCATGTTTGATTGCGCTTTTCCATCCTCCACACTCATCCACCGTTGGTATTTCGTGCCAACCTCAATTATTTCGGCGCAGTACATGCAGCGGTGTGGCTTCCGTGCGGTTCGTGTTTCTGCTGGGGTGCAATACATTTCAATCCTCCATGCCCAACAATAGTTTCAAGCGGAGCGCGGAACATCCGGCTTCACTCCGTGGTTGCCGGGCCGCCGCGCCCGCTTAAACTGGCGTTAGGGGTCATCGCCTCATACGCCATGCGCCGCACTTCCCACAAGGCATCCTCAATCGCCGGTCCAGTGCTTCGGTCGTGGGCAAAATCGCCAATGTCTTTCAGCACTGCCAGCAAAAAATCCGCCCGCTCCTGCGCATCGGCTTCCATTCGAGCCGCAAGTTTGTTCGCTACTTCAAGCGCATTCGCACGTCCAAGCACTTCGTATTCGCGCTTTTCGGCGTTGTTGCGCTTCACCAGCGCATCATAAAAGTCGGCTTCGAGCCTGCTTACATCATTGCGCACTACAGCCCAAGCGGCCTTCCAGCACTCCCAATACGTCGGGGCCGCATCCGTGCAAAATTCTTTGTCCCATTTGTGGTACTCATCCCATCTCTTCTGGTATTGTTGCATTCCGCTCTCCTTTTTGCCGTGTCGCCACAGCCGACTTTTCAAAACCCCTAACACGTCGCTCAACACGGACGCAGGCGATAAACCAGCCTGCGCCGGTTAGCTAGGCGTTAGCGCCCATGTCAGTATCCGCCTCGTGTGTTGCTCAGGTAATCGGTTAGGGCGATGTATGCGCGGGCGAATACCTGCTTTCTATCCGGGCCGCTTTCACTGATTATTGGCGCGCCCCAATACTCTTTACCTTGTCTATCATAAACACGAATACAATAATCGGCAATTGAGTTGTGCCCGACCTCAACAGCTAGCAGAGATTGGCGCTCGTACAGTTTGAAAAAATCATCTTCCATCGCGTTTCCTTTCCGTGTGTGATGCCCAACACTTCATTTTACGGGACCGCTGATCGGCCCGTGAATTTTGGCGTTTGGTATTGGTAGATCGCATATATCAGTGTTTCCGTTGTCGCAATGAATGCAATCAAATCCGCACGGATGAGGAAATTTACCGGGCTCGTATTGTGTGCATGTTTTCTCTGTCGGCCATTCACGGGCTGGGCATATATTGACAACAATAAATCCGACTCTTCCGGTATTATCACAAAAAAATTGTCTCGTAACGGTGGGTGTGCAAATCGCTTTTTTTTCCATTTCAACTCTCATCGGGAATCCATGCCCAACATAACGCTCAACCGGACGCCGGAAACGTCTCACTCCGAATCGACCGGAGAGCTTGCTCCGGTTACGATGGCGTTGGGCGCCAATGAAATTCTTGCGTGTTCCTCGGCCTGGTCAGCCGTCATTCCGGTATATGCAATCGTGTGCAAGTAATTCCGCAGCCGATCTATTTCATCAGCCGCGCGTATCATCATGGCGTCCTGTGAATACCCAGTTCCCACATCTGTGTAATAGCGTAGATCGTCAGTATTTAGCATGTCATTCCATTTCGTTGTCACGTCAGACGTGCGACTACCCTATGGCTGTCAGCGCACCGCGCTGAAAATCATTCATTTCACTCTCTCCGGGCTGAGATGCGCTCTCAGGAAATTTCATGGCCGAATCCGGGAAAAGCACGCTTGCAGCTTCTCGACCGTATCCATGCGCGGCGAGACCTTGCGCCGCACGATCCTGGTGATTGTCGAGTAGTCGATGCCAGCCAGGTGAGCCAGCGCTTTCCACTTGCCACGCCGGGCCTTGAGGGATTCGATAAATTTTTCCATGCCGCCAGTGTAGTACGTTTTTTTGTGGGAAGCAATGCAATTTTTCAGTTGCATACTTGCCCGTCATGGGCTAGGATGCAGTCATCGACAACCAACCCGGACACCCACACCAGGAAGACCATCACTATGAAATACATAGCAATTATGTACTCGATTGAGCGCGGTTTATCGTGTTTTGAGACAACGATGAGAACAGCAGATGACATTAATGAGTATGCCAGGCATCTATCCTATCGTTGCCTATGGTGTAAGGTGCTTAGTGAAAGCGATGGAGTCGTTGTTGTTGAATGGAAATCTGAATACATCAAGCCATCACATGAGCCGCCCCTTAGACCTGGCTCTAAGATCGGGTGCATACGGGTTTAGGCCGTATGTTCCCGCAAAAAAACTTTATAGAAATCGTAAATATGAGATTAAGCACTGCCCGCCATGTGCGCCTCGCCCCGGCCCTTCGATGGGGCTAAAAGGCAGTCGCAACAGCAACCCGCAAGGGCGAGCCGGTGGAAGGCCGGCAACTATCAAATTGATAGTAATTGATAGATTTTGATAGGTGATCGAAATGACAGTCGCACTAATACGGATACACAGGCCGCACGCCGGGCAACACTGGCGGCGCGCAGGCTGATCAACGAAGTGTTGTTGATGGTGGCGAATGCGCGGGCTGACGCGCGATGGGTAAGAGCATAGGCCATGACAGCGGATCTACCTGCTCGCAGGATCAGTTATGCCGGAGATCAGCACCGGCCGCCACCACCAACTGCATTTCGTCCAGCAGACTACTGGCGCAAGTTGGCCAAATTGAGCAGGAACAAATCGAACAGGAGCATGAACATGAGCTACGCGACGTTGATATTGGGAGAATCTGGCAGCGGGAAAACCGCCAGCCTGCGGAACATGGACCCGGCCAGGACGCTGCTGATCCAAGCGATAAAGAAGCCGCTCCCGTTCCGGGCTGCTGGTTGGGGTGTTCACTCGAAAGAAAATCCGACTGGTAACGTCATATTCAGCGAAAACACCGAAAACATAATCACCATGATGCAGAAGACAAAACGCCCCATAATTGTCATTGACGATTATCAAGCTGTTCTCGTCAATACGTTGATGAGTCGTAGTAGCGAGAATGGCTATCAGAAATTCACTGATATTGCCAAAGGTGTATGGAATGTTCTTAACACTTCCAGTTCTCTTAGAGACAACGTTCGTGTTTACATAATGGCGCATA